TAATCCTGCTGCTGCTTCTGGGAATAGTCCTAATAGATTTTTAAATAGCCATTCACCTCCCATACTTCCAACTATAGTTCCTAATGGACCTCCAACAGCAGTACCCATTGCCCCTCCTAAAATACCACCTAACCCACCAGCTACAATTTTACCTACTTCTTCTGAAAGTTTGTCTTTAGATAATGGTTGTCCATCTTCACCTATAGGATTTTCAATTAAACTTTTAATATCATTATAGGCGAAAAAACCAGTTAATAATGTATTTAATAAAGGAATTTTTTTAAGAGTAGTTTTAAGAAAACCACCAATACCTCCTGCTGATTTTACTGCTCCTTTAATTGCTGTTAACGGATTTAATTTTCCCATTAATCCTTTAGCTCCTTTAAACAAATTAGAGAAAAAACCACCACCTTTAGTAGCTGCAGATGCTGCTTGTCCTCCTGCACTTGCGGCACCACCGGCTGCTGCTCCAGCACCTGCTCCTGCTCCACCACCACCAACAGCAGCTGCTGCTCCTGAGGCAGCTGAAGCTACTTGACCCATCATCCCTCCTAATCCTTTAAAAGAACCAGTTAATTTACCAAATTTAGCAATCATGCTTCCTCCAGTAAGTAAAAGTAAAGCTTTAACTATTAATTCAGCATTATGGGCTATAAAACTAAAAGCAGAAGATATTGGTTTAATTAAACCTACTAATTTATCCATAGATTCAGCCATCATTTCTGTAGCTTCTTTTTGTTTTTCAGCTATGGTTTGGTTTTTTAATTGTCTTTCTAATTCTTCATTTCCTAATTTTTTAGAAATTTCTCTTTCTAAATTTTTAGCTTCTTCTAGTTTACCTTGTTTTTTTAAAACATCAACTTGTTCTAATTCTTTTTTTACTGATGCTTCTAGATCTGTTTTATCTTTAGCACTATAAGCCGCTAATGCTTTTTGTTCTTGGAACATTTCAGCCATTTCATCTCTACTCATACCTAAAGCTTTTGCTGTAGCTTCTTGTTGAATACGATTCATTCGACTGAATTTTTCTGAGGTAATTCCTTGTTTTCCAATTTCATTAGCAACACCTGCTAAATCATTGTTTAAAGCTAATCGTCTAGCTTCTTCTAAATTTAATTCTTGACCAGTAACCAATTCAGCTTCCATTTCAGCTGCAATTGAATCTTCAAAATTTAACAATGAACCTGCTATCTTATCAACTTGGTCTAAAGATAAACCAAGTTTTTTAGCAGATATAGCAGCTTGAGTAATATTTCCTCCAATTCCTTCTGTTGATAATTTTGTAGCAGCACTTGCTTTTGCTACCTCTTTAGTAATAGCTTGATAGGAAATTGCGGTTTTGTTACGATAATTACTTAACATAACTTCACCTCTAATAGAATTTCCTGTATCTTTAATATTTTTTCCGGTTGCTGCTGAATATTTTTCTAAATCATTAGCTTCATCAGCAGACAATCCCATAAATTTTACTTGAGCTGCTAATTCTTTAGTTGTATCCATACTAGCTATAGCTGTAGTACCTAAAGAAGTAGCTAAACTTTCAGCGGCTGCTTGAAGTTCACCTCCTGTAAGACCTTCCATACTGCGAGCAGCAGCATTAAAGCCTTTCATTAATCTTTCACTATCTTCTGCGGATTTATTTAAGTTTCTACCTAAAGAAACCATCCTTTTGTCCGCTTCACCTAAACCCTCAACTAATAACCCTAAAGTAAAAGCTGAAGCTATTTTTGTAAAGGCTCCTCCTAATTGTTTAGCACCAGCAACAAAAGAATTTCCACCTTCGGACGCGGCTTCTCGAGCTGAGTCTGATGCTTTTTGAAATTCACCAAATACTTTACTAAGACCTGGTATTTCATGAAAAAAATCTGCTACATCATCAAAAACTTTAGTTTGTTCATTTAATTTTTCAAACTGATCAGTTATTTTTCCTGCTTGTTTAGCTTGCTCTTTTAATTTTTCAGCACCATCCTCATAAGCTCTAGCTACACGATATGCCTCTCTAGCTTGTTTAGCTGAAAGGTTAACTGTTTCTGTTCTTAGTCTAGAGGCTTTGGCTTCTAATTTAAGAGCTTCCTCTTGGGCTTTACGAACTTTATCTTCAAAAGCAGCTTGTTGTTTTTTAGAAGCTAATGTCTTTGAATCTGTTTTAGCAATAGCATCTCCTAAAGCTTTAGCAGCATTAAAACTTTCTTTATATGCTTCCGTACTTTCACCTGTAGCTCTACTAACTTCTCTTAAAGAAGAACTAATACTTTTCCCAATAGAATCTAAATCATTAAGTAATCCTATAGAGTCTTCTCTAATTTGTTTAATTATTTTTTCGTCTATATCTCCTACTTTTTTAGCCATTAATTAAGTATTTTGTTATAAATATTAAAAGGCATCATTTTTTAGACGCCTTTGTAATATAAGAGGGGGGTGTAATAAGAGTATTATTTTTTTCAGATTTTAGGTTTTTAATTGATTCTTGAACTACATCCGTTTGAGGGTTTTTATTTTCATAATGTTCCCTTAATTTATTATATGTAAAATTTCTTAACCAAATAGGCATGTTATAAATAGTATTCCAATCATAACCACCATTACCATTAAAAACAATTTCATGTATTTGATTAAATACACTTAATCTATACTCAGGCGTCAGGCCAAAAAAAGTTAATCCCAATTGGTAAATCAACGTCCTCCTCACCGCCTTCTGAAGTGATTAGAGTTATTTTCATATCTACATCAGGACTTAATTCATTATAATATTGACGAAATGCTCTAGCATCTTTAGCTAAAAAATAGTTATTAACAAAATCTCTAATATCTTTACTTTCTGATGAACCATTAACACTTAATAGCATATGACTTAATCTTACAGTAACGTCACTAGTTGTTTCTTTGTTTAATTTTTTAAGTCCTTTTGATTCACTATCAATTTTATTTTCATCACCATGAGTAAGTAATTTAAAAGTTAAAGTGTTATTTGAATGAGGAAGAACAAAATTAAACATGTTAGATGTTGCTTTTGATACCTCTGGGTGTAATGGTTTTGGTTCTATAGAACTTAAATCTACTTCTTGTTTAATACCATCATATTCAAATTCATAACTAGCTCCATAAGATAAAACACGAGCTGCTATCATAATAGCATTTTTATCACCAATTAACAAATCATTATAATTAATTTTAGTTACAATTAGTGATTGTAACAATTTATCAACCACAAGTCCTTGTTTGATGTAATTTTGATTTGTTAAAATATCTTCTTCCTTAGCGGTCATATATTTCATTTCAATCTTGCCTTCACGAAGAGGATTTCCTTCAGGATACAATAAACCTTTTGAAGGTAATTCTACCATTTCGGTAGGTAATTTAAATCTATTTTCTTCCATAATTTTTATTTGTTATAACTTTGTTGTCCTATATAAATATATAAAGAAAAAAGAAGCTCGCAAAAAATGCGAGCTTTCTTTAATTTACTTTTACTTTTAATTAGAAATTCAATACACAGTAATCTGGTTGTACTTCCATAGTTAAGTTTACTGCTGTGTTTTCAGTATCCCAACTATATTCACCAAAGTTTGCTGAAGTAATTAAAGCACCTTTGATAATCCATTCTGAAACAATATCACCTACTGGTCCTAATACATCAAATGTTAAGTCTTTCTTATAGAAATCGCTATAGCCATCACGACCAGTTACTGATTCGTGGTGTAAACGTACCCATTCCATTACCGCCTGAGCTCCTGAAGGAGTGATAGGATCAAATAATGTAAATGTGATAGGACTCCAAGTAGTTTTACCTTTTACAAAACGTTGTACGTTAATATGGTTTAAAGGTACAGTACCTTGGGTTAACGTGACTGCACTAACACCTTTAATCTCATACGCTGGTATACCGTCAATATACATAATGAATCGGTTGGCCTGTTTTGGTTCAAAGGCTGTGAAAAATATTTCGTTTGGATCTAATACTGCCATTTTGTTTATTTATTTGTTTTGTTATAAATATTGGTTTTTTAAAAAATTACGCTGGGAAAGTAGCTCCTGTAGGTAAGATGTTGAAATCCAAGTAAATGAATTCAGCTGTCTTAGTAGGTTGTAAGTAAATTTGACCTACTAATTGATTTCTATCAATTACATCTGGAGTGTTGTTACTTGAATCCATGATTACTTTAAAAGCATACAAACCTTGACGTTGTTGAACTGATTCCAAATATGGGTTAACTTGGTTCAAGAAACTTGTACGAGTTGCAATTGTGTTTTGTTCGAACACCAAGTTATTAGCAACTTGAGAAATGTAAGATTTAAGAGAAATCAACAGACGACGAACGTTTACACGATCCAAAGCACTTGCTTTAGTTTGTAATGTTTTCTGTCCGTAAACAACAACTCCTGTTCCTGGGAAGGTAGCAATTGGATTAACTTTATTTACATATAAAGTATCACGTTGAGATTGAGATAATTTCTTTTCAGCTCTTACTACATTACCTAATCCACCTCTGTTAATACCTGCTGGTGCGAACCAAGGTTCAGATACGCTATCGTTATAAGCATAAACACCACCTACCATTGTTGAGGCCGGAACCCATACTAATTGAGCAGAATCAGGATCGATTGTTTGAACCCAAGGCCAGTATGAAGCGGCATATGAAGTATTTTTAGAGTTTGCAGTAGTAGTTGCTTGGTTAACACTTGAACTAAAAGGTACTAAATCAGCTACAAAGATATTATCACCACGGTTTTGGGTATTATTAATAAGTGTAGTTACTTGAGAAGCACCTAAATTAGCTTCAGAAGCAAACAATCCAGGAGTTAGCAATACATTAAAACGATAATCGTCTTGGTTAGCTAACAAATTAATCATATCAGTATAACTTGCTGTACTTAAACCTTGAATGTTATTTACACCAGAAATTATATTATTATAATATTTAGCACCGTTTTGAGTAGCTACAAATAAAGTTCCAGTAGCTCCAACAAATGAACCACTAGCATTTGCAGGAATAGAACCTGTATAATACGATTGAGGATTACCGTTATTATCAAAATAATTTGGTGTTGGAGTATTAACTGCACTTACATAAACGTATCTTGAATTTGTAGGATAATCACCAATCACTTCAACTTGATTATCTGCTGCACTATATTGTCTATATTGGTTACCAATTACTCTAGCTACATAATTAGGAGCTGTAGGGTCCATTGATAAGTTAGTCCAAGTTTCTAAAACAATAGGAGTATTAGTATTATCGTTACCTTGACGAATCAACAAACTAAAAGTACCAGCAGATGTATCTGAATTTGCTATTTGCCATCTAATATTATCAGTTGAGCCTGAAAGCGATAATGAACCACTAGAATCTATAGAGCAAGAACTATTCATTAATACACCTTCGGAAATAGTAGATAATACAAAAGATTGAGACGCAGCCGTACCAGCATATAAAGAAGCAGAATTTAAAATTCCACAACCGTTTGGTGAAGGTGTTGCTGAAGATGCTGATGTAAAGGCTGATGTAAAGCTACCTGTAGTAACTCTAGCTACTAATAATGTTTCACCACCATTGTTAAAATAGTTGTAAGCCGCAATAGAAGTAAAGTAGGTATAAACTTGACTACCACTTAAAAATGTAGTACCAAATTTATTCTGGTAATCGCTATATGAAGTAACAATTGTTGGAACTTCTACAGGACCTTTAACTGTTGGACCAATAATAGCAGCACCTACTGTTACAGGTTGCTGTGTAATAAAGGAGTTGTCGTTTTCTAGTGCTAGTACGCCAGGAGATATTAATGTTTCTGCCATTTTCTTAAAATTATATTGATTTTATTCCGTAATAAATATTACAGGAAAAGTCAAAATTAATTAGAACTGGTGAATTCTCCCTTGGATATATTAATAGCACCCTCGCCGTATTTTTCTTGAAATTCTTTTCCTACTTGAATTTCTTGTAGTTTAAGTTGTGTAAGTTGGTCAATAAGGGTTTCTTTTTCAAGTTCTAATTCTTGGATTTGAAATTCAACGTAACCAAAATCAATTGTTAATTGATCTCTTTTTGATTGTAAACTTTGAACTTGAATAAGTTCTTCTTGGGTTAAAATGTGTGTTGCCATTTATTATTTTAAATATATATTCCTGTAAATATTATTGTTCCTGTATCACTAGGAGCACCACTAATTAATACTTGTCCACTGCTAGATACGTTAACTTTAAGAAGAGATTGACCGGGGGTTGTTGTGAATGCTTCGGGATAAGAAGCATTAATCCATACTGTATTACCTATTACTTTACCAATTAAATTAGTAAATATACTACTTGTAGCAGCTCCACTAGTCATAGCTATTTTACCAGCTACAAATTTAAAATCAGCGGGAACAGTGTTTACTCCATTATCATAATATTGAGTATTAACTTGAGTAACTGTAGAATTAGAAGCAAACGAAGCAGTAATAGCTTGAGATGCTGTAATATTATTTAATACACTACCCGAAAGTTCAAATGTTGATAATATTCTTGGTGGTTTAGTTCCAGCCCCATCAACGATTACAGGATAATAAATTCCTGAAGAAGTAACTGGTACTATAATATTATTGGTTATAGAAGATGTTAAAGCTGTTATAGCATTAGTTATACTACCTGTTAGACTTAATCCAGTAATATTTTGAGATCCTGTACCAAAAGCTTCAAATAATTGTAAAATATCAGATGCTTGTATTACGTTACCATTTATTACGTTTGATGGGTTTAAAGTTGCCATATTTTATTTATTAATAAATATTCAAAAGTTTATTAATTGACACAATTACTTGCTCAGGTTTTATAGTTTTTGTACACTCAAAATGTCTTGGTGTGTTTTTATGTTCAGGACACCATTCCCAATCACCCGGATTTAACCAATGACTGTTAAAACATCCAGAACAAGTACTAGAATCAGGAGTAAATATACGTTCACAATCTTCAAATTCAGTATAAGGTTCACTAAATCCTGAAATTAGTATTGTTTTTGTTTTTAAAGCCCATGATAACCAACTCATACCACTACCAACTCCAATAAACATATCAGCATATTTAATATCATTCATTCTGTCTTGTAAAGGTAAGTTACCTGTTTTATCAATTACTCCTGTTAATGTTCCACCGAGTTTTGAATCATGCCAAACATCACCTAAAGGTTCTTGAGTTAACATTACAACTTTATACCCTTTATTGTTTAAATAATCAATAATTGATTGCCAACCACCAGGATTATTCCAATACTTAGCATGAGCAGAAGCATGAGGAGCAATAACAACATATTTACCATCTATTTGTTTACCTTTATCTTTAAAATAAACTTTAGGTTTTACTTCATAATAATCTAATCCTAAAATATCTGATGATGTTTGTTGTAAAGGAATAGTTTTAAATTCTTGGGGATTTTTGCTTTCTATTCGATTTTGGTTATCATAAAACCAACCAATACAATACATAGCATATAAATTTTCTACAGGTGTACCAGGTTTGATAAATTCTATTTCAGGGTATAAAGATTCAAACCAATCATTGTGGAAAGTAGAAACAACCATTTTACAATTATGTTTTTTTCTAAATTCTTCAATAGGAGGAAACCAAGCTAGTGTATCACCAATAGCGTTTGACTCTAAATGAACATAAACTTTTTTATTTTCAGCATTATACAAATGTTCAAATACTAATTCACCTTTACTATATACTTCAATTTTCCAATCAACAAAATAAGCAGTATTACATTTAGTCCACATATTGTTAGTAATATCAGCTTCATGATATGTTTCTCCTGTTTTATTATTTTTAAAAATAATATGATAATTAGCATCTTCAGGACCTAATATTTCACAAGAAGCACAATTTACAAAGTGAACATTAAAAGAATTTTTAGGTTCTTTATAAGGTAAATTTAATTTAATTGTGTTGTTGTATTCTTTAATTAATATATCTTTCATAAATTTTTATTAATTCTTTTGTTCTATTTAACCACGATAAAGATTGAGCATGGGATAAAGCATGTTGTCTGTAGCTGTCATATTTGTTTAAAATATCTTCCATACCACTTATCATGCCTGGTAGAATACGGGGTGTTCTCCACATTCCTCCAAAAAATGTTTCTTCTTCTATCCATCCTAAAACGGGTAATCCACAAGCCGCTGCCTCTAATATTGTTAAATTAGGATGTCCAGCTTCTAATTCACTTGGATGTAAA